CCGTGAATACCTACGCGGTTTTCAAAGTTATCAACAGGCAGGCACAGATATTCCTTCTCGGAAAGTCCGCACCGACTACGGTCAAGAGCAAGCCGGACCTTTAGTTTCCCGTACTCGCGTTTCCTGATTATGTCTGCCGCAAGTTTTGATGTAAATATGCCATACATTCCTGGTGGACGTAGTTTTGAAGGAGTACCTAACGCTTCTCCAGAAATGTTACGCCGCCTTCAGCAACGTAAAATAATTAATCCTGTCAGACAAGAACTTTTCCCAATTAAGAAAGCATAACTAAATTAAAATATTAATACTTAAGACAAAGAAATGAGCCAGACAAAAGCACAACTTATTGCTGGTACACCCACTCAAGACGTAATATTTAATGATGCAACCGTAAATAGTCTCAATAGCGGCCCAATTTCTGGCACCAGGAACCGCATCATCAACGGTGATATGCGGATTGATCAAAGGAATGCTGGGGCGAGTGTGACGCCTGCTGATGGGGTGATTACATATATAACTGACCGTTGGTTTGTTTTTGAGGATACCGACGGTACAGTTTCCGCGCAACGTAGCACAGTTGCTCCAGATGGATTCAGCTATTCTTTATTGGTCACGGTTACATCTACTGATTCATCATTGGCCGCAACTCAGCGGACAGTTATTGAGCAAAGAGTGGAAGGTTTTAATTTTGCTGATTTTGCCTTTGGCACTGCCAGCGCTAAAACAGTAGCTGTATCTTTTTGGGTGCGATCTTCTGTTACCGGAACATTTGGCGGGGTTCTTAAAAACGGTACAATCAATCGCGCTTATGTCTTTTCTTTTACCGTTGCTAATGCCAACACCTGGGAATACAAAACCGTTACCATTCCTGGGGACACTTCTGGTACTTGGGAAACAGGTAACGGAGTTGGGTGCCATTTGGGTTTTGGCCTTGCAACCGGTAGTTCTTATAGTGCAGCGGCTGGTTCATGGGGAAGCACCGATGTTTCCGGCGTAACGGGCGGCGTGAACTTGATGGCTACCAACGGCGCCACGTTCTACGTCACCGGAGTCCAACTAGAACCCGGCACTGTCGCCACACCGTTTGAACGCAGGAGCTACGGGCAGGAGCTGGCGTTGTGTCAGAGGTATTACGCTTTGACCCAAGCAAAGACTGGTGGTTACGGCGCGCCCGGCTTGGTGCTTAGGTCTGCTGTCTATTTCCCAGTGACAATGCGAGCCGCACCATCTATGGCGTTTACCCTTACGGAAGATGTTAATGCTTCCAGTCATTCTATTGACAATCCGACGACTACAAGCGCCCGCTGGCTTCACTTCACGACCACCACGGGAGAAGCTTATACGCAAGCGAACATCACGCTCAACGCCGAGCTGTAACCCATAGCCATCCATGAATGATTTCATGTACCAACTCACACAAAGCGACACCATCCTCCGCCTCGCGGACAACATCTTCATCCCACCCGACCCCGCCAACATCGACTACCAGGAGTATCTGGCCTGGCTAGCCGAAGGCAACACGCCCGAACCCGCCCCTGAACTACCAACTCTGCCAGTGCTCACCACTGAAGAGAAGCTTAACGCTGCTGGTCTTACCGTAGCTGAACTCAAGGAACTGTTTGGGTTGGAGTAATGGCTGATTGCAAAATCACAGATCTCAACTATCTGGAATTACCAGATGGTTGGGCTTGACGTTTTTGCTATGATTTATTTGATGATGCTACCCAGACGAAAATGGAATTAAAGAATGCTATTGAGATTTATTCTCAACTAGCAAAGGGGACATTCCTGGAACAAGACCGCACTTCAAATTTTCCTGGCGAGAATATTAAATCTTGGGAAGCATACTGCGAAGCCAGTCTTGATCTGAGTAATCAGGATGACGTTGGAGAAGAGCAAGAGGTTGACGAACATGGCTACCCGTTAAAGCTTGGTGATTTTTACGTTTCGTAATTGTTTTTACTCTTATGTCTAAAGACATCCAGATGACCATTGGTATAATAAAAAAAGATACAGAAAAACCTCATGACAGTAGGAGTTAATAGCGGGACAAAACCTGTTGTTACTATGAACGGGTTAAATGTCCCAATCCACGATTATATTGATTGTACCTATACTGGTACAAACTTAACAGGTGTAACATTTAAAGAGGGTGGTTCTTCCGGTAAAGTGGTTGCAACTTTAACACTTACTTATGATGGCAGCGACAATCTACTCACCGTTACCAAGAGCTAATCGTGAGCTATAAATTTAACCCCTTCACCGGCACTTTTGATGATGTCGGCCCCAATAACGGAAATGGTGTTCCTGGTGGATCTGATACCCAGGTTCAGTTTAATGATAACGGTGTTTTTGGCGGCAGCGCCGACCTAACTTGGGACGACACCGGCAAAGAGCTTGGTGTTGGTGGTGATATTAACTTGGACGATGGTGGCACATACACCACCACGTTGCAGATAGTCACGCCTACAGCGGATCGCACGATCAGCTTCCCTGACGCTACTGGTACTGTTGCGTTAGTTGCTGGAAGTAATGGGCAAGTTACTTATAACAATGCTGGTGCTCAAGCTGGTGGCAACCTTAGCTATGACGCCACTACTGGTACTTTTGGTTATGGCAGTGGAAGAGGCACTGTCACTCAACAGACTAACAAAAGCACTGGTGTAACGCTGAATGCTCCCTGTGGTGCTATTACCATGAACGGTGCTGCGTTAAGTGCAGATACTACAGTGAGTTTTACGCTTACAAATAGCAGTATTGCAGCAAATGATCTGCTGGTGCTCAACCATATTTCAGGTGGCACGGTAGGATCCTATGTTTTAAATGCACAGGCCGCTGCTGGGTCAGCCAGCATTAACGTCACCAACATCTCGACTGGCTCACTAAGCGAAGCCATCGTGATTGGTTTTGCTATCATCAAATCCTGAGGTAACTGACCATGGCTCAATTCCAGATTGAAATTCCCGACGAACTGCTGCCTGCTCTTGAGGCTGAGTTTTCCTTGGTGCAAGGCAGCACCGCCGCTGCGACTGCTGAAGAGTATTTTGCTGGCAGCGTAGTTGAGACAGTGCGACAACGTGCTGAGCTTTATAAGGTTGGTCCTTATTATGTTGGTCCGGTTGACCCACAGTTCCGCCAAGATGGCAAGCCGTTTGATTATGTTGAGCCCGAGCCAGTAGACAACGACACTACTGAGCCCGATGGAGGTGATGTATGACGCTGCGATGGGTGCCTGGTTGGAATGGTCTGACCGACCCTGATGCAGTGTCGTATGTCGCTGCTGTGGAGGCAGCCGATGGACAGGATCTTGAATTTGGTGTAGCCAGGGCGATCAATGATTTCGTTGTTGGTTGCAAGAATGATGGCATCTGGGATGCTATTAAGGCAAGTTGCATCCTTGCTGGCGCTAGAACATTGGCTGGAGCTTTGGTTCCACTGGTGGGGACTGCACCTACGAACTTCAACTTCGTCTCTGGGGATTACAACCGAGAGACGGGGTTGGTTGGAGATGGGAGTACGAAGTATTTGGATAGCAACCGCAACAATAATGACGATCCGCAAAACAGCAACCACAATGCCGTGTATGCGACAACTGTAGGTAGCTTGGCTTTTATGGGCTCTGATGTAGGGGCAACGAGCGGAACGAACCTACTAGGATCAGGATTACACCGAAGCCGATCTGCCACCCCGACTGCTTACACATCAGTCGCTGGGTTTATAGGAATCACCCGCAATAACTCTAGCAACTACAGCCTGCGAAATAACCAATCGTCTACTACTATTAACACCGCTTCCCAAGCTCCAACAAGTACTAGCCTAAAACTCTATTCCCCTGATGCGGTGAACTTTGCCACCCATCGCATTGCCTTTTACTCCATCGGCGAATCCCTCGATCTAGAGAAGCTCGACACTCGTGTAACACGCCTTATGAACCTCATTACTTATACACAAACAGCAGGTCTTCCCGATCTCTCTGTCATGGATATGGATGCCGCAGCATATATAGGTGGTGCGTATCGTGCTGGAGGTACATTGTCATGACACAAGCCGCATTATTAGCAACAGCCATCAGTCAATTTGTCGCTGGTTGTAAAACTGACGGCATCTGGGATCCCATCAAAGCATGTTGTATTATGGCAGCGTGGGATGGACTGAATGGTGCGTTGTATCCGTTGAAGGGGACTGCGCCGACTAACTTTAACTTTGTCTCTGGTGATTACAACCGGGAGACGGGGCTACAAGGTAACACCACATCAAAATATCTTGACAGTAACTTTCCTTTTTCTGCTTCTCAGCAAAACAACGCACATCTTTCAGTATTTCTATCGGCAAATAGTTCAACTTCTGCAAATATAATTGGTTGCCAAACAGGTGTAGAAACACGCATTCTCACAGGAGGAGGCACATCTGGAAATCAAAACGGACGGCGCTCGGGTGTTAATCAAGCCGCTTTAAACGTAGTAGCAACTTCTGGTGCTTGGACTGGCTTAAATGCAATATCTAGGTCGTCGTCATCCCTTTATACCTTTCGCGGAAATCAAACTAACTACAGCATTTCAGCATCTTCTTCAGGGGTTCCAACGGAGCGAATGTTTGTATTTACTACTAGCGATAACAATGTGCCCGACTCAAATTATTTTAATGGCCGCGTCGCCTTCTACTCAATCGGTGAATCCCTGGACCTCGCCGCCCTTGACACCCGCGTTACTCGCCTCATTCAGCAGGCGGCGTTTTCAATTAATACTGGTCTTGACGGTAGTATCTATGATATTGACACCTTGCGTTACGTCAATGCTGGCTATGCCGCAGGAGGTACATTAACATGACACAAGTAAA